ATAATGCCAATCAAAGCACCATTATCTATGAGTGGTATGAAGGTGATATTAATATTGCTGGAGCAGCAATTACTGCTTGGAATTCATTAGGAACAAAATTACAATATAGAGTATATCAAGATAAGTATAGTAGTAATGCGGGAAACACCTTTACACAAAATACTTCTGTTATGAGACACAGTGGAGTTATTATTGGAAAAAATACTTCAAATGATGAAGGACCAGCAACTATGCATGGTGGAGCAACTCCAAATATGCTTACACTTTGTATGAAAAGAGTTGATAATAGCACTAAGTTAGATGTGTGGTTTGCTTTTACTTGTAAGGAATTGGCATAAATGAACTGGGAAGAAATTACTAGGTAAACAAAAATAATAAATAACTATTAAATGTATTATAAGAATAATGACTCATAGACCAGTTGGTATTGCAACCACAATTGCTATTAGTGCCACATCATCAGCATCACCAGCATTTTCAGTGCAATCAAATGTGTTGAGGTTGGTTACTGTTGGTAATGGAGCACATGTAGCAATTGGAACTAATCCAACTGCTACGACAAATGATTATTATATTCCTGTAGGACAAAGTGCAACTCTTTCAATTGCTCCTGTAAATTCCAATACTATTGCTGGAATAACAACAGGAACTACAACAATAATTGATTTTCTTGAAGGAACTGCAAGTCCATTTGAACCTGGAGATTGTGTCACCTTGACTTGCTCTGATCAACCTTATTATAATGTTTCACATATTGCAGTGACCGCAGTAAACAGAAACTCTGATAATTCTGGTTACTTCTCTGAAAGAATTACATTGGGATATAATTCCAGTGGAATTGCAACTGCATATACATCAACTGTTGGCACTTTAAGAAAATCTCTTAAAGTAGCAGCAAGAACTGATACTGCTACGCCAGCAGTTTTACATCTCCAACAAGTACAAATTACCAGTCAAGCATAAAATGAAAATACTCAGAGAAGAAATCGAATCGGTCGAATTTATCGTTGAACAAAAAAACGGTAAAAAATCACTTTATATAGAAGGTGTTTTTCTTCAGGGTGATATTCGAAATCGTAATGGACGTATGTATCCAATGGAGGTATTGCGTCGTGAAGTTTGTAGATATAATGAAAACCACATTCAATCTGGAAGAGCTCTGGGAGAACTTGGACATCCAGATGGTCCAGTTGTAAACTTAGATCGTGTTTCTCATAAAATTATTTCATTAAAAGAAAATGGATCTAATTTTGTAGGTAAAGCAAAAATTCTTTCCACTCCAATGGGAAAAATTGCAGAATCATTAATTAATGAAGGTGTTAAACTTGGAGTTTCTTCTCGTGGAGTTGGATCGCTTCGCTTGACTCGTGAAGGAGTTAATGTTGTTGGGGAAGATTTTATGCTTGCAACTGCTGCAGATATCGTAGCAGATCCTTCGGCTCCAGATGCTTTTGTTTCTGGAATTATGGAAGGAAAAGAATGGGTTTGGGATGGAGGAATACTCAGAGAAAAGTTTGCACAAAAAACTTACAAGACAATTAATACTCTTGTAGATCAAAAAAAACTTGAAGAAAATAAACTTCAACTTTTTAACGATTTTCTCACAAATCTTTAAATTATAAATAAATATAGATTAAAACTAAGGTTAATCGGAGAGTTCAAATGTCTCGTGGAGATTTACAAGAAATGGAAGTAGGCACTAAGCAATCCAAAACTGCTGTTAACGCAAGTGCTAAAGCTGCTGATCCAATGCCTAAATTGACTACTGGGGGTGCATCAGCATCTTGGACAGATCTTGGTGGTCCAACACCCGAAAATTATAAACCAGATGATGATTCTGCAAAGTTAAATATGGATGGGGCAGGATTAAAGTCAGTAAAAAATGTTGTGAATAAAGGTGCCAAACCAGGAATGCCAATGGCAGCTGGGGTGAAAGAAGAGTATGAAGATGATGATCTCTTAGAGGCTAAAGAAGAGGAGGAAGAAGAAGAGGAGGAAGAAGAAGAGGAGGAAGAGGGTGGTAAAAGGCGTCGTAAAAAGATGGCCGAAGCACGTAAAATGAAAAAAAGTAAAAAAGAGGAAGAGGAAGAGGAAGAGGAAGAAGAAGAAATGGAAGAATCTTTCCAAATTGAAGAGGATGTCAATGCTCTTCTTTCTGGTGAAGAGCTCTCTGAAGAGTTTAAAGAAAAAGCAAAAACTGTCTTTGAAGTTGCTTTAAAAACAAAAGTTTTTGAAATTAGAGAATCTCTTGAAAATCAATATGCTCAAGCACTCGCTGAAGAAATTGAGTCAGTGAAAATCGAGCTTCAAGAAAGAGTTGATGCATACCTTGAGTATGTTGCTGATGAATGGATCGAAGAAAACAAACTTGCTGTTGAGCAAGGATTAAAAACAGAAATGACCGAATCATTCCTTTCAGGATTGAAAGGTCTTTTTGAAGAGCATTATGTAGAAATCCCTGAAGATAAATATGATGTCGTCTATAGTATGGTAGAAAAACTTGATGACATGGAAACAAAACTCAACGAACAAATTGAAAAGAATATTTCTCTGAATAAGAGATTGGCAGAATCAGTTGCTGATGGGATTGTTAGTGAAATTTCTGAGGGTTTAACACTTACTCAGAAAGAAAAATTAATTTCTCTTGCTGAAAATGTTGAGTTTGAGGGTGAAAACGATTTTCGTGAAAAGATTGAAACTCTAAAGGAATCATATTTTCCAAGAGTATCTGTCCAAAACAGAAATTCAGAAAATTTAAATGAAGGTGTAAATAGCGATTCTCCTGAATATACAGGATCAATGGCTACTTACTTAAATGCTCTGGGTGCTGTAACTAAAAAATGAATTTAAGATTATAAAATAAACCCAAACAAAACAAAGGTAAAAACAAATGTTTGAAAACATTCAACAATTACAAGAGAAGTGGAAACCACTTTTAGATTATGAAGGTCTCGATTCAATCAGAGACTCCCATCGTAGAGCGGTAACTGCTGCCCTCTTAGAAAACCAAGAAAAATTCCTCAGAGAGGAAAGAGCATTCATGTATGAGTCCCCAGTTGGACTTTACGAATCTCCAACCAACTCAGCTAATGCTGCTGGGGCATCTGGCGGTTTCAGTGGATCTGCTTCGGCTGCTGGTCCTGTAGCCGGTTTCGATCCAGTTTTGATTTCTCTGATCAGACGTTCAATGCCAAACTTGGTCGCTTATGACCTCGCTGGTGTGCAACCAATGAATGGTCCTACTGGACTCATCTTCGCAATGCGCTCACGCTACACCAACCAGTCTGGTGCAGAAACCTTCTTCAATGAAGTTGATACTGCATTCTCTGGAGAAAACTCAACCTTCAGTGCAACTGCAGGTTTCTCTTCAGCAACATCTGGTTTTGGTACCACCGCACAACAAGGCACAAATCCAGGTCTTCTCAACCCAGAAGCAAGCCAAGCACAAAATACCTACAGCGTAGGTCAGGGCATGGTAACTGGTGATGCAGAAAACCTTGGCGTAGCTGCTGGTCCACAGTTTAATGAGATGGCATTCTCAATCGAGAAAGTCACCGTAACTGCAAAGTCACGCGCTTTGAAAGCTGAGTATTCACTTGAGCTTGCACAAGACCTTAAGGCAATTCATGGTTTAAATGCAGAAGCAGAATTAGCAAACATTCTTTCAAGTGAAATTCTTGCTGAGATCAATCGTGAAGTTATCAGAACCATCTATAAGGTTGCTGAATCAGGTGCTGCTGTTGGAACTGCTAACGCTGGCACATTTGACCTTGACGTTGATTCAAACGGTCGTTGGTCAGTTGAGAAGTTTAAGGGTCTTCTTTTCCAAATCGAGCGTGATGCTAACGCAATCGCACAAAGAACTCGTAGAGGAAAGGGTAACATCATCATGTGCTCTGCTGACGTTGCTTCAGCATTGACCATGGCTGGTGTCCTCGATTATACCCCTGCACTCAATGCAAACCTGAATGTTGATGATACTGGCAATACTTTTGCTGGCACCATCAATGGTAAGTATAGAGTATACATTGATCCATATTCTGCAAACGTATCTTCAACTCACTACTACGTTGTAGGTTATAAGGGCACATCTCCTTATGATGCAGGTATCTTCTACTGCCCATATATTCCTCTTCAAATGGTTCGTGCCGTTGGTGAGAATACCTTCCAGCCAAAAATCGGGTTTAAGACTCGTTATGGCATGGTTGCTAACCCATTCGCTGCTGGTACAACTCAGGGCATGGGCGGTCTGTATCCTAACGCAAACCGTTACTACAGACGTGTTGCTGTTACCAACCTAATGTGATCCATTTTTTAAGATCTCTTCAAGACCCCCTTTATAGGGGGTCTTTTTTTATCTAAATAATTCAAAAAATGGCAAAGAATAAACCATTTCAAAGACAGTTAGAAAACAGAAATTTTCTAGCTCCAAATGGATTTAAATTTATCTTAGCAAACTATCCGCAGGTAGATTTTTTTTCAAATGAATGTAACATTCCAGAAATCACTCTTGGTACAGCAATTCAACCAACATATTTAAAAGATATCGATATTCCTGGAGATAAATTAGTGTATGAAGATTTTACACTAAAATTTATCGTTGATGAAGATATGAAGAATTATACTCAAATTCATAATTGGATGCGAGGTCTTGGTTATCCAGAAAGTATTCAAGAAATTATAAATTTAAAAAAAGATAATGAATATGTTACAGAATCTTACGTAAATACTGATATTCAATATTATTCTGACGGTACTTTGCAAATATTAAATAGCAGTTTTTTACCAAAGTTTTTAGTAAAATTTTACCAACTGTTTCCAATTTCTTTGTCAACTTTAAGATTTGATGCTACAATTAATGATATAGATTATTTGACTGCAGAAGTGACTTTCAAATACACCTTATACGACATTATGGACACTTTTGGAAATAGAGTATGAATTTGGAAATGATTCAAGAAATGTGGTCTAAAGATTCAATTATTGATCCAGATAATCTGCATCAAGAATCTTTAAAAGTACCACAATTACATGCAAAATATTATGAAATATACAATAATATAAGTTTATTAAAAACAAAAGCAGAAAAGTTAAGAAAAAATATACGTCATGAAAGATATGAATATTATTCTGGAAAAGCGGATCCGGAAGTTTACGTAGAAAATCCATTCCCCAAAAAAATTAGAGACAAAGATACTCTACAAAAATATCTTGATGCTGACGATAAGTTATCTGAAATAACTCTCAAAATTGACTACTATGAAACTCTTATAAATTACTTACAGGATATTCTCAAGGTAATTGTAAATCGCACTTATCAAATTAAGAATGCCATAGAATTTATGAAGTTTCAGTCTGGGTATGGTTGATATTAAAATTGTAAAAAAGAATGAAGTTTATATTAAATTAATTTGTGAGACACACATTTTATATGAGCTTGCCCCACACTTTACATTTGAAGTGCCTGGAGCTAAATTTATGCCCCAATATAGAAGTAAGCACTGGAATGGAGAAATAAGATTACTTTCAACTCATACAGGAGAAATTTACGCAGGACTTTTAGATAAAGTAATTTCTCTTGCAGAGCAATACAATTATACTTACGAGTTTGAAGATAATAAATTTTATGGGTTGCCTTTTGAAGTCAACGAATTTATTTCAAAAGAAGGCACTAAAGATTTTATAAATTCGATATGCAATCTTTCACCAAGAGATTATCAAATTGATGGTGTATATGATTCATTACGTCATAATAGAAAACTTTTGATAAGCCCAACTGGATCAGGAAAAAGTTTGATGATATATTCTCTTGTGCGATATTATGTCGAAAGAGGGAAAAAGATTTTGCTTGTAGTTCCTACAACATCTCTTGTAGAACAAATGTATAAAGATTTTCAAGACTATGGTTGGGATGCTGATTTATATTGCCACAAAATTTATTCTGGAAAAGAAAAAAATAGTGATTTTCCGGTAACAATTACAACTTGGCAATCCATTTATAAATTGGAAAGATCTTTCTTTAAAGATTATGAAGTTGTCATAGGAGATGAAGCGCATCTATTTAAATCAAAATCTTTAATCTCAATCATGACAAAATTGGATCAAGCAAAATATAGATTTGGATTTACTGGCACTCTTGATGGTACGCAGACTCACAAATGGGTTTTGGAAGGCATATTTGGGCCTTCATACAAAATCACAAAAACTAGTGAATTAATGGAGAAAGGTCATTTATCCAAATTAGATATTAAAATTTTACTTCTTAAACACAAATCAGAAAAATTTGAAACATACGAAGATGAAATTCAATATTTGATTTCTCACCAAAAAAGAAATAAATTTATTCGAAATCTTGCTTTAGATTTAAAAGGCAATACTTTAATACTTTATAGTAGGGTTGATACCCATGGTGCATTATTATTTGAGTTGATAAATAATAGTGTTGAAGAAAGTAGAAAAGTTTTTTTTGTCCATGGTGGAGTGGACGCTGAAAGTCGAGAAGAAGTTCGATCGATTACAGAAAGGGAAAATAATGCAATTATCGTTGCTTCTTACGGAACGTTTTCTACCGGAATAAATATTAAAAATTTACATAATGTTATTTTTGCTTCCCCAAGTAAATCTAGAATTAGAAATCTTCAATCTATAGGAAGAGTTTTAAGAAAAGGAAAAAATAAAACTGGAGCAATATTATATGATATCTCTGATGATATTAGCTCAAAAACTAGAAAAAACTATACACTCAATCATTTAATAGAAAGAATTAAAATTTATAATGAAGAAAATTTTAATTATGAAATAATTAAAATCAACTTAGAAAAATGACAGAAGAAGAATTTTATGCAACAATCAAATTAATCTCCGGAGAAGAAATTTTCTGTAAGACTTCCTATTCTGAAGAGGGAGATAGGATTTTATTGATTATTTCAAATCCAATTATAGTAGAAGAAATCAAAGATAAACTTGATACAATTCATGGATATAGACTAACCCCATGGTTAAAAACAACTATCGAAGACATGTTTATTGTAAATTTGGATAAAGTGATTACAATTTCCGAATCCTCAGATAAGGAGATGATATCAATGTATGAAAGTTATCTTGAAAAAATTGATAAGATAAAATCAAATCGTGCTAATATTAGTAAAAAAATGGGATACTTATCTTCAGTTGAAGAAGCTAAAGATACTTTAGAAAATCTCTTTAATAATAGTTAATGTACCTTTTCAACCTTCACAAAGGTCATTATACACATAATTTAGACTCTTGTCAATCACTTAAGTAAATGTTATAATAAATGTAAGAATTGAGAAAAATAGATGATCACCACTACAGTCATGATCAAAAAGAAAAAATCCGAACATTACGTTAACAATAAAGACTTTTTGGAAGCAATGATTGAGTACAAGAAACTTGTACAAAAGTGTCAAGAAAACGAAGAGGATCCCCCTCAAATTCCAAGGTACATTGGTGAGTGCTTTTTAAAAATTGCAAATCATCTTTCTTTTAAACCAAATTTTGTAAATTATATGTTTAAAGATGATATGATTTGTGATGGAATTGAAAATTGTGTTAGATATATTAAAAATTTTGATCCAGAAAAATCTCAAAATCCTTTTGCATATTTTACACAAATTATTCACTATGCTTTTTTAAGAAGAATACAGCAAGAAAAAAAGCAGTTGGAAATTAAAAACAAAATTCTTGAGAAAAAAGGATTTTCTGAAGTTTTTGTTGACGATGGTATTGACGGATCCAATTCATCAGACTATAATACTATCAAGGACGCTGTGCATTTTAAACTTCGTAATTAAATGAAAGTAGCAATCATCACAGACACTCATTATGGATGCAGAAGAGGGTCTAAACTATTTCAAGATTATTTTGAATTATTTTATAAAAATGTTTTTTTTCCTACCTTAGAAAATCTTGGAATAACCACAGTCATTCATTTGGGAGATGTTTTTGATAGCCGTAAGTCAATTGATTATCAAAGTTTGGAGTGGTCTAAGAGAGTTGTTTTTGACCCTCTTTTAAAATATGATGTGCATATGTTAATTGGAAATCATGATGCATATTATAAAAATACAAACGATACTAATTCTCCAACTTTACTTCTTAAAAATTATTCAAACATTATCAAATATGTTAATCCACAATCTGTAAAAATTGGTGATTTAGATATTCTTTTGTTGCCATGGATTTGTGAAAACAACGAAGAAAAAGCAATTAAATTAATTAAATCTAGCAATTGTAAAATTGTAATGGGGCACTTAGAATTGTCTGGATTCAATGCTTATAGAGGCCATACTATGGAAGATGGTATGAATTCTGAAATTTATGAAAACTTTACAAAAGTATTTTCTGGACATTATCATACACGATCTGACAATGGTAAAATTTTTTATCTAGGCAATCCATATGAAATGTTTTGGAATGACGTAAATGATACTCGTGGGTTTCATATTTTTGATACCGAAACCTTAGAGCATGTTTCTATAAACAATCCATATAGAATGTTTTATAACATTTATTATGAGGATACAAATTATCAAACTTTTGATACACGAGAATATGAGGGAAAAATTGTAAAAGTTATCGTTAGGAAAAAAACGGATTCAAAGAAATTTGAAAAGTTTATCGATAAACTTTATGCTGCAAATATTGCGGAATTGAAGATTGTAGAAAATTTTCAAATTCAAGAATCTGAAAATTTTGAAGCTTTTGAATCCGAAGATACAATTTCAATTTTAGATAGATATGTAGAGGAGGCTGAAATTAATCTTGATAAATCTAGTATCAAAAAATTAATTCAAGAAATCTATCAAGAAGCATGTCAAATAGTCTAATATGTTTATTCTAACAATCGATGGGAAAGAAGATGAAGGAGCCTATTCTGTAATAGATGACAACGGTGAGACAATTTTATATATTTTTGAAGAAGAGGATGATGCAGTAAGATATGCTATGATGTTGGAAGAAGAAGGATATCCTGAAATAAGTGTTATAGAGGTTGATGACAACTTAATATTTCAATCTTGCGAAATTTCTGGATACAGATATGCGGTTATTACCAAAAATGATATTGTGATTCCCCCCCAAAACAATGGTAATTTTTCATAAAATTCGTTGGAAAAATTTTCTTTCCACTGGAAATCAATTCACTGAAGTTGATTTTACTAAAAATAAAACAAATTTAATCATTGGTACAAATGGTGCAGGAAAAAGCACCGTATTAGATGCTCTTACCTTTTCTCTTTTTGGGAAACCTTTTCGTAAAATTAATAAACCACAACTTATTAATTCTGTAAATGAAAAAGATTGTAGAGTTGAGATTGAGTTTTCTATCGGAAAAACTAATTGGAAAGTTATACGAGGAATCAAACCCGCAATTTTTGAAATTTGGAGAAATGATGAATCTCTAAATCAATCATCAGCATCTCTCGATCAGCAAAAATGGTTGGAGCAAAATGTCTTAAAAATGAATTACAAATCATTTACTCAAATTGTGATTCTGGGTAGTAGTACTTTTGTGCCATTTATGCAACTACCAGCGGCACATCGTAGGGAAGTGATTGAAGATCTTCTTGATATTAAGATTTTTTCTTCGATGAATGTTTTAATTAAAGAAAAAATTCGTGAAATCAAAGAAGACATTAAAATCTTGAATCTTAAAAAAGAATCTTTTATTGATAAAGTAAAGATGCAAGAAGAGTTTATTGAAGAACTTGAGCATCGCGGAAATTCCAATATAAATGCCAATAAAGAAAAGATTGCCAATTTAGACGTTGAGGTTGGTAATCATATGGATGAAAATATTGAGATTTCTAATAAATTTCAATTATTAGAAAAACAACTAGAAGAGTATGTTGGAGCAACAGATAAGATTCGTAAGTTGGGAAATCTTAAAGGAAAAATCTCTCAAAAAATATCTACGATTACTTCTGATCATAAGTTTTTCACAGAGAATACAGTATGCCCAACTTGCACTCAAGAAATAGATGATGACTTTAGAATAAATAAAATTAACGACGCTCAAAATAAAGCAAAAGAGTTGCAATCTGGTTATCAAGAACTGGAAGAAGCAATTAAAGAGGAAGAAGAGAGAGAGCGTCAATTCACTTCTTTGTCAAAGGAAATTAAAAAACTTACAGATGGAATTTCTCAAAACAATATTAAAATTTCTGGATATAGAAAACAAATCAAAGATCTTGAATCTGAAATTCAAAAAATTGCCGAAAACTTGGAAAATAGAAATACTGAGCATGATAAGTTAGAATCTTTTAAAAATAATTTAAAAACTACATACGATGATCTTGTTTCTAAGAAAGATATCATTAACTATTATGACTTTACTTATAGTTTGTTGAAAGACAGTGGGGTGAAATCTAAGATTATTAAAAAGTATCTTCCTTTGATAAATCAGCAAGTCAATCGTTATTTGCAGATGATGGACTTCTATATCAACTTCACCCTTGATGAGGAATTTAACGAAACCGTTCAGTCACCTGTTCACGAAGATTTCTCTTATGCTTCTTTTAGTGAAGGAGAAAAAATGAGAATTGATTTGGCACTTCTTTTCACCTGGAGAGAAGTTGCAAGAATGAAGAATTCTGTAAATACGAATCTTCTCATTATGGATGAGGTATTTGATTCTTCACTTGATGGATTTGGAACAGAAGAGTTTCTTAAAATCATTCGTTATGAGATTAAAGATGCTAACATTTTTGTCATTTCTCATAAGACAGGATTAGAGGACAAATTTGAAAGTGTCATAAGGTTTGAAAAAGTCAAAGGTTTTAGTAGGATGGTTGAATAAGTGTCACAAGACAAAGGTTGGATAGATAGATTTGTTGATAAAATAAGTGACTGGATGGATTCACTCACAGAGAAAAATGAAAACTCCAAACTGGCAACACAATTCTGGGAAACCCCAGAAAAGAAAACTGAAACCACAAGCACTGAGGCAAGCTAAAGCACGACTTGCCCAGTTTAAAAAGCGTCACATGGGTCGCCCAAAAGGCGACCCTTCGTTGTATTATGGATTCATACGATACGAAACAAATGCCTGTCCGTCACGAAATCAAGTCTCAACTTGCCAAGTTGCTTGCTACTGAGGATCTTATAGTAGAGCATAAGAAAGTTTCTACTGCTTGCTTCAATGTTCATACGCGGGTGCTGACTCTTCCTCTGTGGGAAAAGGCAAGTGATACTGTTTATGATTTGCTTGTTGGACATGAAGTTGGACACGCCCTTTTTACTCCAGATGAGGATTGGACTGTTAAGGTAAAAGTTCCTGCTCAGTTTGTAAATGTAGTTGAGGATGCTCGCATTGAAAAGTTGATGAAACGCAAGTATATGGGACTTGCAAAGACTTTCTTTAACGGATATAAAGAGCTGAATGAAGAAAATTTTTTTCAACTCGAAGATCAAGATATTTCCAAATTTAATCTTGCCGACCGTGCAAATCTTTATTTTAAGGTTGGTAATTTTATAAAGTTGGATTTTAATAGCAAAGAAAAAGAAATTGTTGATTCGATTTCTTCTGCAGAATCCTTTGCGGATGTCTTGATTGCTGCAGAAGAACTTTATAAGTATTGTAAGAAAGAAAAAAAACAGCAGCAAAAAGTTCCTGACTTTGATTCTCATGAGCAACAAGGTGATTCTCAGTCTCCTGCCAACGAAATTGTGGAGAGTAATGACTCCTTTTCAGAAGAAGAAGATGAGAGTAATAATTCCCAGGAACAACCTGGAGAAACCGACTCTTATGGTGGGACTGCTCAAGGTGATGAAGTTCAAAATATTTCTAATGATGAAGAAGAACCCGAAGTTCTCACTGCAGATTCCTTGGAGAATAAACTTCGTGACTTGATTAATCATGATGGATATGAAAACGTTTATGTTGAGATTCCTCAAGTCAATCTTGATACCGTGATTGGTAAAAATGCAGATGTTCATAAAGATATAGATGCATCTTTTAATCACCAACAAAAATTATATGAGGAAAATCTAAAAAATAATTATAAGCATCTTCCAATTGGTAATTTGTTTGAAAATGTGGATATTGGATTTAAAAAATTCAAATTGTCTGCTCAAAAAGAAGTCAACTATCTAGTAAAAGAATTTGAGTGTCGTAAGGCAGCAGATTCTTATGCTCGTGCTACCACTGCTCGCACAGGAGTTCTTGATACATCTCGTCTTCATTCTTACAAATACACGGAAGATTTGTTTAAGAAAGTTTCTGTAATTCCTGATGGTAAAAATCATGGATTGATTTTTATTCTTGACTGGAGTGGATCTATGGCAGGTGTTATTCAAGACACCTGTAAACAACTTTTTAATCTTGTTTGGTTTTGTAAAAAAGTTGCAATTCCTTTTGAGGTTTATGCTTTTACAAATGAATGGCGTCGTGGTGAATATGACTACGAAACTCAAACTTATAGTCCAGCAGATCGTACTCCTCACTATGAAGCAAAAGAGGGATTGATTAAAATTGAGGAAACTTTTACTTTGATGAATCTTCTTACCAGTAAAGTTTCTAGTAAAGAGTTGGAACATCAAATGCTTAATATTTGGCGTTTGGCTTTTTGTTTTGGCAATTCTTATCGTGTTCATTATACTTGTTCAAATCGTTTAGCTCTTTCTGGAACTCCTTTGAATGAAGCACTGATGACTCTTCATCAGATTCTTCCTAAGTTTCAACGAGAAAATAAACTTCAAAAAGTTCAATGTATTGTACTGACAGATGGCGAAGCAAATTATTCTCCTTATCACGTAGAAATTAAACGTGGATATAATTCAGACTCTTATATTGGATCTCGTGGTATCAATCCAGATAAAACTTTTCTTCGGGATCGTAAACTTGGAATTACCTATAAATTTGATTATGGGTATCAACAATTTACTGAAGTTCTTCTTCGTAATTTGAAAGATAAGTTTCCTTCTGTAAACTTTATTGGTATTCGTATTCTTGAAGGACGTAATGTAAATCGGTTTATTACTCTTTATCACAATCAGCGTGATAAGCAATATGAAGTGATTCAAAATGATTGGAAGAAACTGAAAAGTTTCACTATCACTAACTCTGGTTATGATGCTTACTTTGGACTTTCTTCTTCTGTTCTTTCTCAGGATGCTGAGTTTGACGTTGCCGATGATGCCACCAAGTCTCAAATCAAATCTGCCTTTGTTAAATCCCTTAAAACTAAAAAACTGAATAAAAAAGTTTTGGGAGAGTTCATTTCTCTTGTTGTCTAAATACCTAAAAAGTATCTGCTTATATGAAAACCTTTCAAGAATTTGTGCAAGAATGTTATTCCATTCAGGAAACTTCTCTTACTCGCGTAATGAGCAAGTCTAAGAAAAGTGGTATGGCAATTATGTCTGCTCAAAGAGGAGATAAATCTAAAGCAGAAAATAAGGCACGTTCAAGACAACTTGAAAAAGATGTAAGAGGTGCTGGGTTACCAGGACCTACTAAAGTCTCTGGAAGATATACTGAAAATCCAGGAACTTCACAAGAGAAAAAAGTAGGAGAGAAATCTCACGTTGTTTCTTCTGGTAAAATGGGCAAAAGAAAATTTAAAAAGACAATTGAAAAACTTGGTAAAAAGTACGACCAAGATTCAGTACTTCTACAACGTAAACCAGGTGGAAGTTCCACACTTAAAGGAACTTCTAAAACATCTTGGCCTGGGCAGGGAAAGAATGTTAAAATAGGAAGTATGAAACCAGGTAGAACTGGTGAATTTGATACCAAAGTTAAAAACAAAACATTTACAGTCGAAACTTAAAATGAAATCTAAATTTCCATTTGATCATATAGTTAAATACGATACCAAAGAAGTTTGGGTAAAGTGTGATAGTGCTATCACCGCTATGGGAATTTCTGCTATGGTAGAAAAATACTATCCAGGATATAAAGGTCATATTGGTAGTAAAGAGTATCTTGAGACACTTCGAAACCAGTTGGCAAACTGACCACGGGGGATCTTTTGGTTCTCTTTTTCAGTTATAATGATAAGGTTGAAACAAAGAAAAATCTTCTAATCATGGCACTTTCTTCTGACTACATCCGCACTTCTCTTCAAGCACTTTATGGCAATAATGTTACTGGAGCAGACATTCGTGCATGGTGTGCTCTGAATGATTCTAATTACCAAACTGTATCTAAAAAACTAGAACAATTTAAGACTGGTCGCGGTAAATGGAATCTCGAAGTCACTCAACAAAAAGTTGAAGAAATCGAACGTAATTTCCAAGCGCCTGCTGTGATTCCTCCTGTAGAACAAACACTCATTCCCAAAAAAGATGATACCTTTGTCAAGTTTGGTAACTTTAACGATATTAAAAAAATTATTCAGTCCCGTCTTTTTTATCCTACGTTCATTACGGGTCTTTCGGGTAATGGTAAAACGTTTAGTGTGGAGCAAGCTTGTGCTCAATTGGGTCGTGAGTTGATCCGTGTAAATATTACAGTAGAAACTGATGAAGATGATCTTATCGGTGGTTTCCGTCTTGTTAACGGCGAAACTGCTTGGCACAATGGACCAGTCATTGAAGCCATCCAGAGAGGTGCTGTATTGCTTCTTGATGAGATCGACCTCGCAAGTAATAAAATTCTCTGTCTCCAACCTATCCTTGAGGGAAAGGGAGTTTTCCTTAAAAAAATTGGAAAGTTTGTCACCCCAACTCAGGGGTTTAACGTCATCGCAACCGCCAATACTAAAGGCAAGGGTTCAGACGATGGTAGGTTCATTGGAACTAACGTGCTCAACGAAGCCTTTCTAGAAAGATTTCCCGTGACCTTTGAGCAGTCCTATCCCGCCCCTACAACTGAGCAAAAGATCCTGGAAGGCATCGCTCTGGACCTTGGTGTGGAAGACCGTGACTTCTGCAAGCGCCTGGTTGATTGGGCAGACATCATCCGCAAGACCTTCTATGATGGTGGCATTGAGGAAATCATCAGCACCCGCCGTTTGGTTCATATCATCCGTGCTTATAGCATCTTTCAAGATAAGGCAAAGGCAATTCAAGTTTGTGTAAATCGTTTTGATGACGAAACCAAGCAAGCATTTCTTGAACTGTATGACAAGGTTGATGCCGATTTTCAACTTCCTGTTGACGAACAGTCTCCATTCTGATAGAATAAACACATGAAAATTAATTTCATCATTCATAAATTATTAACAAAATGACTACAGATTGTAAAATTTCATTTACTGAATCGGCTCTTCCTGGGGGCAATTGGGCAACCCAATGGGATGAGTGTGGAAGTGATCAAGGCACCCTTGCATTGAAGAGTATTAATGCTCCAATGGGAGAAGATCATATTTCATTTAATACTTCTCCTACCTTTAATGTTAATGTGTCAGATAATAACTTTTGGAAGTTTGGTGAAAACAAAACTCTAAAATCTGTTGAAAATTATATCAAAAGCACTTACAATTCTCATTATGCTTCTGAGAATTCAAAAGTTCAAGTTCTTGATATCATCGATGCCATTGGTGATGGTGTTCCTTTCTGCCGTGATAATCTCATCAAATATTCTTCCCGCTTTGGTAAGAAGGATGGGATGTCCAAACTTGACGCATTGAAGATTATTCATTACGGTGTTCTTCTGTATCACTTTGCTGGATTTAATAATGAAACTGCGAAATCAAACTATGAAACTTTCTGATAAAACTCTTTCATTTCTTAAAAACTTTTCTTCGATTAACCAATCAATCCTTTTCAAGCAAGGAAATAAACTTCGCACAATCAGTGTGATGAAAAACATTCTTGCAGAGGCAACAATCACAGAGGAGTTTTCTAAGGACTTTGGTATCTATGATTTAAACCAGTTTCTTAACGGACTGAATTTGCATAAAGCGCCGGAATTGGATTTTAGTAATGATAGGTATGTAGTCATCAAAGAAGGAAAAATGCGATCAAAGTATTTTTTTGCTGATTCTAGTGTGATTGTTACTCCTCCCGATAAAGATATCGAGTTTCCTAGTGAAGATGTTTGTTTCGAGTTGAGCACTGAGCAACTGGACAAACTTCTGAAAGCTGCAGCAGTCTATCAACTTCCTGATATCTCTGCTGTAGGTGAAGCAGGTGTTGTGAAACTGGTTGTTCGTGATAAAAAGAATGACACTTCAAACGATTTTTCAATCGTTGTTGGAGAAACGGAATCTGAGTTTATCTTCAACTTCAAAGTAGAAAACATCAAAATTCTTCCTGGAACTTATGAAGTTGTTGTGTCACAAAAACTTTTGTCACGATTTACCTCTAAGAATCACGATCTAACTTATTGGATTGCATTGGAACCTGATTCAACATTTGAATGAATATTTTTGTTACTAACCAATTTCCTGCTGAAAGTGCTATTTGTCTTCCTGACAAACACATAGTCAAAATGCCACTTGAATGTTGCCAGATGTTATCCATCGTAGCATCCAAGTGGTATCACAATTATGGACCAGTTCACAAAGCAGATGGTAATCCTTATGCAACTGAAAAAGGTGCATTTCGTAATCATCCTTGCACTCAATGGGCAGCAAAAACAATTGACAATGCTTATTGGTTAATTAAATGGGGAATGAATCTCTGTGATGAATATTCTGTTCGTTACGGCAAGACTCATTCGTGCTATAATACTCTTTTGGAGGCATATTATTTGTTTCCCAAAGGAAAATTAACAAATGTAACTCCATTTGCTCGTGCTATGCCCGACGAATGGAAATATGATAATACGATTGATACTTTTGAGGCATACAGAAGATATATTGCATCCAAACCTTGGGTTGCATCCAACTATCTTCGTATTCCTGAACGCAAACCTGATTGGATTTAAATTATGAGTCGTAATGAATTTTTGTGGGTTGAGAAGTATCGCCCCAAAACAATTGAAGACTGTATTCTTCCCGAAAATATTAAGAAAACCTTTAAAGACTTCCTAAACAAAGGCGAAGTGCCAAACTTGCTTCTCGCAGGACCTGCTGGTTGTGGAAAGACTACAGTGGCAAAAGCACTCTGCAATGAATTGGGAGTAGATGTTTATGTCATTAATGGATCCGACGAAGGTAGATTCCTTGATACTGTCAGAAATAATGCAAAAAACTTCGCTTCGACCGTATCGCTTTCGTCAACTGCTAAACACAAAGTCATCATCATTGATGAGGCAGATAACACAACCAACGACGTTCAACTCTTGTTACGGGCATCTATTGAGGAATTTTCTAACAATTGCAGATTCATCTTTACCTGCAACTACAAAAACAAAATTATCGAACCCCTTCATTCTCGATGTGCCGTCGTTGACTTCACCATCAAAGGAAAGGAAAAAGCAAATCTTGCAGCAGGATTCTACGGTCGTCTTCAAGACATCCTTCAAAAAGAAAATATCAAGTTTGATAACAAAGTTATTATCGAACTCATTAACAAACATTTCCCCGATTGGAGAAGAGTCCTCAATGAGTGCCAACGCTATTCGTCAGCAGGAGAAATCAACTCTGGCATTCTTGCAACTTTTAGTGATGTAAAAGTAAATGATCTCCTTACGTATCTCAAAGATAAAAACTTTTCTGAAGTCCGTAAATGGGTGGTCAACAATTTGGACAATGATTCTTCTGTTTTGTTGCGCCGCATTTATGATGCACTTTATGAGTCTCTTGTTCCTAATTCTATTCCTGCTGCTGTTTTAGTCATTGCTAAGTATCAGTATCAAATTGCTTTTGTTGCCGATCAGGAGATAAATCTTCTTGCTGCTCTTACTGAAATTATGTGTGAGTGTGAATTCAAATGAAGTCTCTTAAAACTCCTTTGAGGTACCCTGGAGGTAAATCCCGTGCTTGTGAAAAGATGAGTATTTATTTTCCAGACCTCCGTAATTATACTGAATTTCGAGAACCTTTTCTTGGTGGTGGCAGCGTTGCAATTTATATCACTAAGAAATATCCAAACATTAAAGTGTGGGTAAATGATCTTTATGAACCTCTTGTAAACTTCTGGCAACAACTCCAGATGTTTGGTGCTGATCTTTCCAATATACTTGCATCTTTTAAAAGTATGTGCAATACTCAAGATGAAGCAAGAAAACTTTTCCTAAATTCTAAGGAAAGTATCAATGATAAGACTATTCCAAATTTCAATCGTGCTGTGGCTTTCTATATTGTCAATAAATGTAGTTTCAGCGGTCTTACGGAGAGTTCTTCATTTTCTGCACAAGCATCAAACTCAAACTTCTCTATGCGGGGAATTGAAAAACTGCCTGAGTATTCAAAAATAATTGAACATTGGAAAATCACTAACTATTCCTATGATTATTTGATGGATGGAAACATGGGTGCTTTTATGTATCTCGATCCTCCTTATGACATTAAGGACAATCTCTATGGGAACAAAGGATCAATGCACAAAGGATTCGATCACGATAAGTTTGCTGCTGATTGTGATTCTTGTTTTATGGATCAGTTAATCAGTTATAATTCTGATCAACTGGTTAAAGACCGTTTTAAGAACTGGAACGCTGCTGAGTTTGATTTAACTTATACTATGAGATCAGTTGGAGAATATATGCGTGAGCAAAAGGAAAGAAAAGAACTTCTGCTTTTTAATTATAATAAAAATCCAAAAATTCAATTTAATTTTGATGGATGCTACAACTATGATAGATTAAAAAAAGCGGGGTTGGTCGATGGCTGAACTTAAAGACTGGTTAAATTCTATTAATTTTACCAAAGAAAACTTATCTGAAGATATCAAGTCTTATGCTCCATATATTATCAATCGGTGTTTATCTGGACATATCGATTGCATAATGTATGTAAATGAAATCAATATAAATCATCATCTTGATAAAGATTTACAATATTCGTTTTATCTAAATACTTTGAGGAAAAGGAAGAGATTTTCTCCCTGGCTCCGAAAAGATAAAGTCACAGACTTAGAATGTGTAAAACAATACTATGGTTATAGTAATGAAAAAGCATCCCAAGCACTGAAAATTTTATCAAAGGCACAAATAGATTTCATTAAACAACGACTTGACATTGGAGGATCAAAATGACTACTACGGTAGAACCTATTGTGAAGTGGGAACCAAATCAAATGGTGGAAATCACTTTAAATGAACCTGATGATTTTCTAAAAGTGCGTGAGACTTTAACTCGTATTGGAGTCGCATCACGTAAAGAAAAGAAACTTTATCAGTCTTGTCATATTTTGCATAAGCAAGGCAAGTATTATATTGTTCATTTTAAAGAACTGTTTGCTTTGGATGGAAAACATGCAAACCTGACTATAAATGATGTTCAGAGACGCAATAGAATCACAAGACTTCTTTTTGATTGGGGATTAATTGAAGTCAATAATCCCGATTTGATTGCTGATATTGCTCCACTTAATCAAATTAAAGTCATTGCCTTTAAAGAAAAAGGAGAATGGACTTTAGAAACCAAATATAATATTGGTAAAAAGGGTAAAGTAGAAGAAACCGAATGATAAAAAGCGGGTTTTACACCCGCCTTTTTTGTAAGAAGTATTATAATTATATAAGGATGCCTTAAGGGTCCACACAATCAAACCTCGCTTTTAAAGGAGCTACTCAAATGACTAACCTTGCACGTTACACTGCTGCGGATCTTCCTGCCCTGATGGATAGGATTACTCGTAATAGTATTGGAATGGACGAATATTTTGATCGTCTATTTAATCTTCACGAAACTACTTCCAATTACCCACCTTATAATTTTATCAAAGTAAGCAATGTTGAATCCCGATTAGAACTTGCACTTGCAGGATTTAGAAAAAAAGAAGTATTTGTTTATACTCAAGATGGTAAACTTTTTGTCGAAGGTCAAAAAGAAGACAAAGAAACGCAGTCCAACTACCTTCATAAAGGTTTGGCTCAACGGTCATTTACACGATCCTGGACACTCTCTGATGACACAGAAGTTAGATCAGTTGATTTTGAGGATGGACTTTTAACAGTCACTCTTGGAAGAATTGTTCCAGAATCACATAAGAGAAAAGATTATCTATAAATAACAATGAGCTAAACTATCGTCGCCGCAGGGAGGTAACTGGCAAAATCCAGTTGACACCTCCCTTTTTTAATGGTATAATTAAAATATTGAGGTGAATACTATGACTGTAAAACTTTTGTTGTTAAAATCTAATGATGATGTAATCGCGGATGTGCATGAATTATCTGTTGAAGAAAAAACTGTTGGATATCTTTTAAAAAAACCATATATTGTAAAAATTAAAACTGCCGAAGTTTTATTTGAAAATACAACAAGTAATGGAAATAATGTTGCTGTAACATTTTATCCATATATGCCATTATCTGATCAAAAAGAAATTCCAATTCCTTCTGATTGGGTAGTTACTATTGTCGAACCAATTAACCAAGTTAAGGAAATGTATGAAGAAAAAATCAATCAACAATCTCAAACTAGTAATTTTAATGAATCAACAGATTCTACTCTCACAAATTAAAGAAATTGATGCAGATCTTGGACAACCAGACTGTCAACTTATAAATCCCTTTTTGGTAGATCAATCGACAGAAACAATAATCCCTTGGTTATTAAACTTTTCATCTCAAGATATTTTTATGATTCACTCGGATAAAATATTAACTATTGCATCTCCGAGCCCTAAATTTTTGAAACTTTACGAAGATAGTATTACAGAATGAGATTTTATACAAACGTTCAAATGATCGGAGATAACTTTTTAGTTCGTGGATATGAAGATGGAAAAAGCTTCATGACGAAAGAAAAGTTTAATCCGACTTTTTTTGTTCCTTCTAATAAGGAAACAAAGTATAAAACTTTGACGGGGGAATGTGTTGAATCTATTCAACCGGGATATGTTCGTGATTGTCGAGAATTTGTTAAAAAATATGAAAATATAGATAATTTCAAAATTTATGGAAATGATAGATATATCTATCAATATATTTCAGAAAAGTATTCGGAAGATGAAATCAAATTTGATATTAATAAAATTAAACTTTTGACTTTGGATATTGAGGTTGCTTCTGAGGAAGGATTTCCAGATGTAGAATCTTGTTCGGAAGAAATTCTTACAATCACAATTCAAGATTATGCCACTAAAAAAATTATTACTTGGGGAGTAAAACCATTTAACAATACTCAAAAAAATGTAAAATATATTCAATGCTCTTCTGAGCATCATCTTCTTTCTCATTTTATTGATCATTGGGACGCAAATATTCCTGAGGTTATTACTGGATGGAATATTCAACTATATGACGTGCCTTATATTTGTGGAAGACTGTATAGGGTTTTGGGAGAAAAACAAATGAAACGTTTTTCTCCCTGGGGACTAGTAAGTCAAGATGAAATTTATATTTCGGGAAGAAAAAATATTGTTTATGATGTTGGGGGAATTACTCAACTTGACTATTTGGAATTGTATAAAAAGTTTACATATACAAATCAAGAGTCTTATCGTCTAGATCATATTGCTTTTGTTGAATTGGGGCAGAAAAAACTAGATCACTCTGAATTTGATACTTTTAAAGATTTTTATACTCAAAATTGGCAAAAGTTTGTTGAATATAATATTGTTGACGTAGAGCTTGTTGACCGATTGGAAGACAAAATGAAATTGATTGAGCTCGCAATTACTATGGCATACGATGCAAAAGTTAATTTTGCTGATGTATTTTATCAAGTTAGAATGTGGGATAATATAATCTACAATTACCTCAAAAAAAGAAATATTGTTATTCCCCCTAAGGAGAAAACTTCTAAAAATGAAAAATATGCTGGTGCCTATGTAAAAGAACCTAAACCTGGAGTGTATGATTGGGTGGTTAATTTTGATTTAAACAGCCTATATCCACATTTAATTATGGAGTTTAATATTAGCCCAGAAACTCTTGTTGATGAAAGACATCCAACAATCACTGTAGATAAAATTCTGAATCAAGAACTTTCTTTTGAAACGTATAAGGACTATGCGGTATGTGCAAATGGAGCAATGTATCGCAAAGATGTTCGTGGGTTTCTTCCAGAACTGATGGAAAAAATGTATAACGACCGAGTTATTTTTAAGAAAAAAATGCTTGTCGCTAAACAACAATATGAAAAAACTCCAACAAAAGAAATAGAAAAGGAAATTGCTAGATGTAATAATATTCAAATGGCAAAAAAGATTTCTTTGAATTCTGCTTATGGTGCAATTGGTAATCAGTATTTCCGTTATTATAAACTTGAAAATGCTGAAGCAATTACTTTAAGTGGCCAGGTTGCAATTCGTTGGGTTGAAAATAAGATGAATGTTTACTTAAACAAACTTCTCAAAACGGAGAATATTGATTATGTTATTGCTTCTGATACTGATTCCATTTATCTTCATATGGGTCCTTTGGTCGAGACTATATTCAAAGGAAGAGAGAAAACTACTGAAAGCGTTGTTTCGTTCCTTGATAAGATCTGTCAGATGGAACTTGAGGAGTATATTGAAGGTTGCTACCAAGAATTGGCCAACTACGTAAATGCATATGACCAAAAGATGCAGATGAAACGAGAGAATATTGCTGATCGTGGAATCTGGACTGCTAAAAAAAGATACATTCTTAATGTCTGGGATAGTGAGGGTGTGCGATATAAAGAACCAAAACTGAAGATGATGGGCATTGAGGCAGTCAAATCTTCTACACCAGCACCTTGTCGTCAAATGATTAAGGATGCTTTGAAACTAATGATGAGTGGAAGTGAAAATGATGTAATTAATTTTATTGATAAGAGTCGAAGAGAATTTAAAAATTTATTACCACAGAATATTGCATTTCCAAGAACCGCATCTGATGTTCAAAAATATTCGTCATCTTCAAACATATATGCGCCCAAAACTCCAATTCATGTGAGAGGGGCTCTTTTGTTTAATCATTACATTAAACAAAAAAATCTTACTCACAAATATTCTTTGATTAATAATGGTGAAAAAGTTAAGTTTATTTTTTTAAAGAAACCAAACACAATCCATGAGAATGTAATTTCTTTCATTCAAGATTTTCCTAAAGAGTTGGGACTTGACAAATATATCGATTATGACTTACAATTTGAGAAAGCATTTCTAGATCCACTCAAAGCAATTCTTGATGCAATTGGGTGGAGTGTAGAAAAAACTGTAAACCTTGAATCATTTTTTGCCTAATGATTAAACTGAATTATTATATCAAAGAGTTTCCAAACACAACACTCTTTAAATTTTTTAAAACCGAAGAAGCAGTAGAGATGTTTAAATCACAAAATCCAGATTATGTTTTTATTGGAGATAAGTGATGGATTTTCTTAAAGATATTGTAAAAGAAATTGGGGGAGACTATACTCAACTGGCATCAGAAATTGATGAGACCGAAACTTATGTTGATACAGGTTCATACATTTTTAATGCACTGGTTTCGGGTAGCATTTTTGGTGGTGTATCTGGCAATAAGATTACTGCTATTGCTGGAGAGTCTTCTACTGGAAAGACTTTTTTCTCTCTCGCCGTGGTTAAGAATTTTCTTGATACTCATTCCGATGGTTACTGTCTCTACTTCGACACTGAGGCTGCCATCACTAAATCTCTTGTAGAATCTCGTGGAATTGATACTTCTCGTCTTGTCGTTGTTAATGTCGTTACAATAGAAGAGTTTCGCACAAAGGCACTTAAGGCAGTTGATATATATCTTAAGAAACCATTAGAAGATCGCAAACCTTGCATTTTTGTATTAGACTCTCTTGGTATGCTTTCTACTGAAAAAGAAATTACTGATGCACTTAACGATAAACAAGTTCGTGATATGACCAAATCTCAACTGGTCAAAGGTGCATTCCGAATGCTCACACTCAAACTAGGTCAAGCAAATGTCCCCCTCATTGTCACAAATCATACATACGATGTCATCGGAGCTTACGTACCAACTAAGGAAATGGGAGGAGGTTCTGGACTCAAATATGCAGCAAGCACGATCATTTATCTCAGCAAAAAGAAAGAAAAGGATGGAACAGAAGTGGTCGGCAATATTATCAAGGCTAAGACTGCTAAATCGCGTTTGAGTAAAGAAAATAAAGATGTTGAAATCCGCCTATTTTACGATGAGCGCGGTCTTGATCGTTACTACGGTCTTCTTGAGCTTGGTGAGATTGGTGGACTTTGGAAAAATGTAGCAGGGCGTTATGAGATTAACGGTAAAAAACTTTATGCCAAAGAAATCTTTAAAGATCCAGAAAAATATTTTACTGCCGAAGTAATGCAGGCACTTGACGAAACTGCACAAAAAGAATTTAGTTATGGTTAAATTATCTGATTTAATCAAAGTATATGATAATTCTTTAGAACCTAAAGTTTGTGTTGAATTAGTCAACATTTTCGAAAATCTAAAAGAACTTCATGAAAGAATTGAGAATAATAAAAAACCAAATTTTACTCAATTAAACCTAACAGAAGTTTCTAAAAATGATAAAAAAATAAATTCAATACACCAACTTTTAATTAAAAAAACTTTTGAATATAAAAAAGATTATTATAATTTTATTGATGAAAGATGTTTTCCTTTAGAAAATACTTTTGAACAGTTTCGTATCAAAAAGTATTTGAATGATGGCAATGATACCTTTGACTGTCATGTTGATGTCACAGATTATGCATCAGCAAGAAGATTTCTTTCTTTTATGTGGTATCTTAATGATGTTGAAGATGGTGGTGAAACCATATTTAATAATCTTTCTATAAAACCCGAAACTGGTAAACTGATTGTATTTCCACCTTTATGGATGTTTCCTCATATAGGTAAACCTCCATTGAGTAATAATAAGTATATTCTAAGCACCTATTTGCACTATAAGTAATGGATAAAGTTGAATTTCTAATTCTTAGAAACCTCATTTATAAAGAAGAATATCTTAGAAAAGTAATACCTTTTATTAAAGCAGAATATTTTGAAGACAGCAATCAAAAAATTGTTTTTGAAGAAATTTTAAAATTTGTGCAAAAATATAATCAACTTGCTACAAAGGAAGTTCTTTGTATTGAAGTTGAAAAGCGTAAAGATATTACTGATACTTCTTTTAAAGAAATCACTCAGATGATTAGTTATCTGGATGATGAACCTACAGAGTTTAATTGGTTAGTCGATACGACTGAAAAGTGGTGTCGTGATCGTGCTATCTATCTTGCTCTTATGGAGTCTATTCATATTGCAGACGGAAAAGATGAAAAGAAAAATCGTGATAGTATTCCCAGTATTCTTTCCGATGCTCTTGCTGTATCTTTTGATACTCATATTGGGCATGATTATCTGCTAGACTATGAGAAACGTTATGAGTCCTATCATAGAAAGGAAGAAAAAATTGAATTTGACCTGGAATTTTTTAACAAAATCACAAAAGGTGGTCTACCTAACAAGACTCTCAATATCGCTCTTGCTGGTACGGGTGTCGGAAAAAGTCTCTTTATGTGCCATGTGGCTTCTTCCGTCTTATTGCAAGGCAGGAATGTTCTCTATATCACTCTTGAAATGGCAGAGGAAAGAATTGCTGAAAGAATTGACGCAAATCTTTTGAATGTCAATATTCAAAATATTTCCGAATTGCCCAAACAAATGTTTGAGAGTAAGGTTACAAACCTCGCAAAGAAAACTCAAGGCACTCTTATAATTAAAGAGTATCCTACTGCATCTGCTCATAGTGGACATTTTAAGTCACTTCTTAACGAGTTAGCACTTAAGAAATCATTTAGACCTGATATCATTTTTATTGATTACCTTAATATTTGTGCTTCCTCTAGGTATCGAGGAAATAGTAACATCAATTCTTATACATTTGTCAAGGCAATTGCTGAAGAACTTAGGGGACTTGCCGTTGAGTCTAATGTCCCAATCGTCTCCGCCACTCAGACCACTCGTTCGGGTTATGGTAACTCTGATGTTGAACTTACTGATACTAGTGAATCGTTTGGTCTTCCTGCTACTGCTGATCTTATGTTTGCCCTTATTAGCACTGAAGAGTTAGAAGGACTTGGACAAATTTTGGTAAAACAACTTAAGAATCGTTACAATGATCCAACTATGAATAAAAGATTTGTTGTAGGAATTGATCGCGCAAAAATGAGACTTTATGATGTAGATCAGACTGCACAAAACGATATTCTTGACAATGGGCAAGAAGAGGAGTATGATAACGAAGAAAAGAAACCTAAGAAAACGTTTGAGGGATTTAAGTTTTGATTAACATTACTAAAGAAAAACTAGATAGCGGATACATTAAATTTACTATGAATGAAAGCAAAGTTATCGACACAAAAAAATATATTGAGTTTGTTGGACAGACTACAAGTTCTGCAAGTAGTGACTTTGCCGCACTTCTTGCACGTATGACCGAACTTGAAGTGTCGGATGATGCAAATATTCCTCGTCTTTTAACTGCTGCTCTTGGTATGACTGCAGAAGCAGGTGAATTTACTGAGGTTGT